CTACTTCTCTTTATTTTCTCTTTTTTCTACTTCTTTTATAAATTCTTTAAATTCCTCTTCTGTCATTGCTCGTATCTGGTCAAACAATCCACCTGGTTTATACATTCTATCATCACATATAAATTCTTGACTATTATTCATATATCATATTCTCCTATAATTTTCTAAATACAAAATCAAACTTAAATGATAACTCCTCAAGCGCTTTTTCCATACTTGTAACTTCAGTATACATCGAATATTTTTTCAATGCAACATAATAATCTTTTTCGGGTATTTCTTTAGATGGTCTTGAATAATAATATATACTTCCATTATGCCCTACTGTAATACCCGCTACATTCTTATTTTTTAAAAGAACGTTTAAATCACTTAAGCTTGGAGGTAATCCCCTTGGATGATTATGTATTAATAATACTTTTTCTCCTTTTTTTTCCGCTCTACTAACATCTTGATTAAACTTTTTAGTTCTTTTTATTCCAAAAGGAATATGCTGGTTAGTTATATCTGAAATCTTTTTACATGACGACAAACTAATTGCATATAACTCTTCTGTATTTTTTCCGTCTCTATTTTTTAACGCATTTCGACTTTTCTCTGCAATTAATCCTTTTACTTTTTCATCATCTGATATTTTGCTAAACCTTGCACCGTATTCTTTTGATTTTACCACCTTCCAATTAACTCCATAATTATACTTATCTTCATATCCCTTACTTACACCTTTCTTGGAACTGCGTTTTGTTCTTAGAGATTTTTCTCTAAGTTCTGAATTTACATACTTTTCATTCCATTCTTTGTATGTCATATCCGCAGGAACATAATATGTATCACCCTCTTCATCTCTTGCAATTCTCTCACCTTTTGCAAATTCATCATCAAAATAAGGTGCTGTACAACTTCTACAGTTAACGTGAAATGGCGGAGCTGTTACCCCCTCTTCATATTCGCTCATCTTGAATACTTTGCCATCCATTTCCTGACAAATATCTGATGTGTGACCGTCCAATGTGGCTACAATCTCATATCTTTCAACATCCAATTCCTTAAAGCATTCCTTTTGAGCCGTTGAACTAAAATAAGCCGATTCAGTCATTACAAGTCTTCCGGCATTAGCCTTGCTTACATTCATCTTACTTGCAATTTGACTTATTGCCTTATCTGGTCCTGAACCTGTAATGCACATTTGACTTAAACTTGTATGTAATTGATTTATAAGCTGTGTCTTGTTGCCCCATATTCTGTCACTGAAATTCTTACCATCAGCTAACCAAGGCTTATTTACCACTTTTTCAATTAGCTTGTCATTTAAAGTTGCAAAACTTGAACCAACGCCCACACCCTTTTGAATTTCAAAGGCTGTTTTGTAATAACTATTCTTGTAAACATCCTTTATGTGCTTACTTACTTCATCATTCAGGTTTCCAAAAGCTGTTTCTGCCTGCTGTCTACACTGTAACTCCAACGCTTCAAGTCTGCTTATGTGCGCTCTGGCAGATGCATTTTCAAGTTCCTTTACCCATTCACCTGAAAAAGCGTTTTCCCTGCCCTTTTTTATATATTCCTCTACATCCCACTTAAGTTCCTTTAATTCCTTATCATTAAGGGATTTTCTTGCTTCCAACAGAGATATGTTATTATTATCCGCATATCTCTGATACCAGGCATTTATCTTTTCTTCAATTATCTTCTGAGACTTATCAAACTGCTCCTGAATATCCATTGTCTTCTTTACGGAAGTCTGATGTGTAGCTTCTTCCATTTCAACAAATCTTTTCTTCCAGTATTCGCTATTCTTCATCCGTTCCACCTACTGAGTTATCATCATCTTTAGCCGAATCATCAACATTGTCATCATCTTCACTTGACTTTTTTGTAAACATCTGCTGATAGATGTCAGCATTCTGTGTTTTTTCTTCATTTTCCTTCTTAAGCTGTTTAAGTTCTGCTTCAACGTCCTCAACAAACGGATGATTCTTAAGTATTGTTTTCTGGCTAATGATTCCAACACTGTCCTTGCATATGGCTGCCTGCTCCTGCTCATTCTTAATACAGGTTCTTGTCCATGTCTGAACAATGTTGTCACACTTAATGTTCTTAAAGTTGCAGATTGCTCTTACCAGTTTGGCAAAACCTAACTGAAACTCTGTTTCCATTAAACCTGTTTTCATCTCCAATAATGAATACATAAACTTAAGAGCCTCTCCTGACTGATTTCCAAAATTTTCAGGTCTTGGATCAAATCCCTGCCCCTGTTCGAAAATAGCCTTTCTTGTGGCATCAAGAACACTGTTTCTTGCTTCAATAGGAATCTCAATGTTAAGAGTGCTTACACCTGCACCTTCATCTGAATCCATTTTTATAACCTTATATTTCTTCAAATCCTGCAGGAATCCATTTAAATCTGTTCCACCATATCCGGAAAGAACAAATATAAGCTCCTGAACATCTTCAAGGTCATTAATAAAGCCACTAAACACCTTGTCGTACACATCAATCAAAGGCTTAATGTTATCAAGGTCAGAAGACTTAATGTTGTTATTAAAAAACGGAATGAAAGGTATTTCCTCCATTCCGTGACTATACTCACTTACGAGTTCTCCTGTTGTCGGATTCTCAAATATTGCATAATCTGTTAAGTTGTCATAATTTAAATCTGATTGAAGTCTTCTGTATACCTGACATTCCTCTTTGTTCCAATATTCATATATTGTGTAGTTTTTTCCATCTGTTTCATCTATCTGTGTATATACTCTTAATGCTCCTATCAACTTCTGTTTTGCTGACTTATTCCATACCGGAACAATTTGCTTACTATCAATAACTGCCCATTCAAATTCATTAAACTCATTAGTCCAATAATGAACCCAGGCAACACCTGTATTAGCTGCATTAACACAAAGCTCCATACACTCTTTTCTATATTCATCTCCCAAAGATTTTAATATTTCTGCATTAGCCTTTGAACTACCAATATCAAAAGTAGGGGGTGTAGTGAACGCATAAGCTGCTTTCTGGTTAACTATCAATCCGTGAAAGTTGCGGGGTATTCTGTTGTCTGCATTTCTCAACGGATGACCTTCTTCATCTTCCTTTTTAGGACCATATAGCACGTCACTCTGATTTCTGTAATATCTGTCAGCAATATCACATCTAACCATATACATTGCATGCCCCGGCATATACTGACTTAATAATTCCTTCATTCTAACTAAATCCACTTGTTTCACCTCTTTACTTTAATACTGATAATCCGTCAGACTTCTTAGCACAATCCTCTGCAATTCCTGTTGTTGCATCCTGTGCATCGTCATGATCATTCTTTCCTTCTCTCTGATACCTTGACATTGCCTTATAATAATCAGGCCATCTGTTCTTCCAGTCTTCAGGAAAATATATGTGTTGCATTACCCACGCTGAATTTGAAAAAATTCTTGCATTCTTGTTGTTATGCTGTGTAAACCACTTAATAACTGTCTTGTTACTTTTTAATTCATCCTGAAGTATTCTTTTAACACTTCTGGCAAATCCTCTACCACCATTATTTGATTCGATTCTTGCAATATTTACATTTCCATCAAATAACAGCTTAGCTGTTAACGGCTCTGTAACTTCCATTGGTTCCTGTGTATATATAACATCAAGTACGTACGCTTCATTGTCAAATGTTACTCCGTAGTTAATACTGCATAAGTAATCCTTACCTTCATCTGCGGTATCTGTATAATTTCTAATCTGCTTAAATTGTGGCATTTCTTTGTACGTCTTAAATGAAGTGTACATTCTGCCCTTTATGTCAATAGGATTCTGCTGATAGTTTGCTTCTGCAATATCTATTCCCATTGACATCTTTTTATTTTCGTATGATCTTTTTGACAAAATTTCAGGACAAAGCATTGTTCCATCTTTCTTAACAGCCTTATAGCATATATGCCTTACCTTTACGCCTATGCTCTTAAAGTGTTCCAATGCCCTGCCAGCCAAATCCAAACTATGCCATCTTGTCATTACAATGATAATCTTGCCACCCTCTTCAAGTCTTGACATCATTGTGTCCGTAAACCAGGTCCAATGATTATCCAGAATATTTGCATTATTAGCTTCCAGTGCTGACTTAATCAAGTCATCAATAATCATTAACGTTGCACCAAAACCTGTTGCTGTTCCTGTTGGGGATGTTGCCAAATAATTGTTATAGCCATTTTCAAGTGACCACATATTCATTGCACCATCACCACGTTTAATGGTTACTCCCGGGAACACATCTGAATAAACAGCCTTGTTTTCATCTGCCTTTGTTTCAAGAATCGTGTTTCTCACGCCCTTTGAAAACGTTGTAGACAATGTTTCATTGTATGAGCCTGTCATAATCTTCTGTGTTTGGTCATTTCCAAGAACCCATTCAACAAAATTGCCAACAGTTCTAGACTTTCCATGTCTTGGTGGCATATTAACAACCATTACTTCATAATCTGATTTTATGAACTGCTGCAACTCATTACAGAAATCACGTAAAAAACCCCTGTCTTCCTTGTAGAAGTCAGGAGCCTTTAATTTGCAGTACTGCCAAAAATTTCTTCTTGCCAGCTCTACCCTTGCATAAAACTTTATTAAATTCTTATTCAGATTCAAGGTCCTCACCTGCCAATCTAAGCAGTTGTTCAGTACTTAATCCCTCAAAAGGATTATTAACATTTCCTGACACCTCAACCTTATCCTTAAACATTCCTAAATGTCTTCCCAACAGTTCCAAAGCCTTTACCTTGTCATAGGTAGTCAGCTCTATTCCATTCTTGCCCTGCTTAATACCTGAAATAGCCTTAATCTGTCTTCTTGAAAGCTCATCAGTTTCAGTAATCTCAACTGCCTGATAATACATCTGATTTCCTTCACTATCCAATGCCGGAACATAATCACCATCCGGTGTCTTCATCATCACCGGCTTAGTCACAACCTTAGCATATTCAGAACCATTTGCAAAGGCAACTGCTGCAAGCTCCTGAATCACATCATCTTGTGTAACCTCAATTCTTTCCAACCTGTCCTTAATTCTTTCATCTATGTATTCCTTAATCTCCGGAACATTCATAAGACGAGCGGCTGCCGCTGCTGCTGTATTATCATTTTTGACGTGTGGATATGCTTCCTTATACGCCCTTGTTCCATTCAGATCAATCAAATATTCATTTGCAAATATAACTTGTCTGTCAGTCACCGCAACCGCTCCTTTCTTACCGAATTTATTTTATAAGCACTCTGCTTCTTTAAAAGCATCAAATATTTTAGGAAATTGAATAGCAAACCAATCCACCATTTCTTCGTTCAATGCCCAACAATCTGACGAATTACTGTTACTCCATAATCCTGATTCATATAAAAACGCATGTATTATTTCGTGTCTAACTACCTGTTTCATGTATAACTGCAAATCTCTTACTGAATCTTTCTCTTGTACCAATTCTGCAATTTTAATTGTTTTTATTGAATAATCCATAATGCCGTCTGAACCTTCAGGCATTTGCTCATCTGGAACATCGTATTTAATTGTGTATTCTGATCCTAATATATTTACTTTTTTATCCTGCATTTTTCTCCTATTTTCCTACGAAAAAAGACAGCCTTTCGACTGCCTTAAGACGTTTTACAATAAATACTTTTAGAGGATTTCATTCAGATAAAACAAAAATTTTTTCTCTGCTTTACTCATTTATCACATTCTAATGATAATCTATGTTCATAGGGACATTCAAGGACACATTCATTAATTTTTCTATTTCCTGTAATCCCATTCCGTGCAATCTAGTAGTGTGCCTATATGACATATCCATTTCTATTGCTATTTCTTCCCATTTTTTAGATTGACAATATCGCTTATACAGTATTTCTCTGCATACCTCATTGCTTACCTTGGAAATTACTGCCATAACCTCGGCTCTTACCTCAACCAGTGTGCGAACCTCTATGTTCCATTCTTCTATCTTTTCCTCAATAGTACAAATTGTATCTGCCATCTTGTCTTGTGACGTTGAAGATATTACCCTTTCCCCTTGGCTGATTGCACTTGTACTTGTAACTAATTCCTGTAACGTCAGAATCTCTTCTTTTAGTCTTTTTATTCTGTGCTCTGCCCGACTAACCTGTAGCAGATACTCTTTAGCTTTATTTACTTCTGTCACTTTACCATTCCTTTCTCTATTTTTCTGCATAAAAAAACCAACCACCGAATACTGGTAGTTGGCTCTTTTTACTAATTTTTAGTGTTTGATGTTAACAGTTAAACAAATATCGTTCGTGTTAAAGTTAATTTTACTATAATCTTTACCATTTGTTCCATTGATATAATCATAATCAAATGAAACCAAATCATCTTCATTTGTAGTGTAAATGGTTATATTATTTTCACTAACCTGCACCTGTGTTATTTTTCCATTAAATGAAACATCTAAATTTTTTCCAGAAGAATTTCTTAACCTGAAAATAACAACACGCTCATTTTTCACTGCATCATCTAATAACTTTTTAGCTTCTACAATATTCATAGTGTTTGTCTCCTTTCTTTAGTTTTATACATTTATTGTATAACACCATTTTATCAGAAAGGATTTTGGCGCAATTTTTGCAGATATAAACTACCAATATTCAATTGTCAATGTACCTTTGTTTCTAATCCTTATCCTGCAACTTGCATATCGCCCACAAGACGAACACTGCTCCAATTACCATAATAATAGCTATTGTATTAATAATTGCCATCTAATCACCTTCTTTCATAAATACCAACCAATGCGTTTTTGCTCTCCGATTTCCCAATATAGGTTTTTGTGAAAACAATGGTAGTATTTCCGATAGTTTTATTTGCTCTTCGTTCCACTTAAATATCAAAGTACCATTAGGCTTTAATACCCTCATACACTCTGAAAATCCTTTGCTTATATCTTGTCTCCACGTATCAGATAATTTTCCATACTTTTTGGCCATCCACGAATTTTCTCCTATATGCAACAAATGCGGTGGGTCAAATACAACCATATTAAAACTGTTATCTGCAAAAGGAATATTTTTAAAATCACCAATAATATCAGGATTAATTTCTAATTTCCGTCCATCACATAAAACGTCTTCTAATTCTCTACAATCCATAAATGTTACTTTGGGATTATTTTTATCAAAGTAAAACATCTTACTACCGCAACATACATCAAGTATTGGTGTTTCCATCTATTCCGCCACCTTTCACTATCTCGACCACTTTGTGATAACCTGCAATACCAGTATTAGGCACTCTGCTATATTCCAATTGTTCTAAAACCTTATCCACGTCATAGGCTGTTGGCTGTTCTTCAACTGCATTTATACAATCTTGAATCACTGTACTTACGTGTATACTTTCAATATCTTGTATATCAATAGGGCTTTGCTGTAACATAAAATCATTTAAATGTAAAATTAATTCGTCCGCATCTATTAATCTCATTCTAATCACTCTCCTTCTTTGCTAATTTCTATGTTTAGAGCGCAACATACAGAATAATAATTCGTTCATTGGACGTTTTCTTGATGACTTTCTGCTTGGTATTATTTTATATAATTTCCAACTCGTATCTGCTTCCAGAGGTGTTGGATTTTTAAATTCTTCATATATTTCTCGCACATCTTTTAAGTTAATAGGTATTGGCACCATAATCCCCACGTTATTGTTACTTTCTGGATAATTTTCTTTGAGATACTTCCAAAACTTATCCTCTCTTAAATCGTCCATTAATTTCTTGTACGTTTCCATTGTTGTGACCATATAGTTCTGTTCTCCATAAAATCTTAATCCATTACCGCTATATACATCATTCACACACGATTTAATTTCATAACAAATAAATTCTCCTTTCTCAATATCACTCACACAAGTAACACCTGCTGGAATAAATTGTATTAAATCAACTCTTTTCGGATGAGCTGTTCCATAATCTAGCGTAACCTCTTTGGCATAATATTTTCTGTCCTGCAAACTCTCTTCTAATAAATCAGTTAGAAACATTGTTGTCGCTTTCCTATTCATCTTCCTGCTCCTCTCTATATGGCTCTGGTAGTGGCTGCCACGCAATCACGTCAAATACACTTTCATAACCATTTGACCACCCACACATAGGATGATAATATGACACTCCTATCATTCCATTTTCATTAGTGGTTAAATATGCTTTTGCTTCTGGTTCAAAAGTTTCAGGTAATCTTTCATTACATAGAATCCAACCATTGTTTGCAGTTTTTTCAAAGTTAAAATCTTTTTTGCATTCTTCATAACCTTCCTGATGAGCTTTGTATATTTCTTCTTCCAACAACTCTTTCACTGCGTACAATCTCCACTCATCACCATCTTCATACAAATCCATTGGTGCTTCTTCTGGAACATTAAATTGAATTAAATACTCTCCAAAATAGTAAGATTCTTCCATCGCTTCAAATGCTTCTCTAGCTGTAATCTTTCCACGCTTTTTAGTTAGTTTAAAATATTGCGCATTTTTAGAATCTAATTCTTTTGTAATTCTGACCTTTGCCATACTGTTTCCTCACTTTCCGCTAGTTCAGTAGGGTTAAGCACTCCAATATTCTCCAATTCTTCTTTATACTTTTCGATATTTAACATTTCTCTCACTCCTTAACATTTCTTAACATTTTTGTCCTTTAGTTCCTGCTTCTTTTTGTTCTTGGCTCTGTCTAATCTAGCCATTAGAATGCCTGTTTCCGTAATCTCATTTGAATTGTTCAACCCATTGCAGTTGAGATATAGTAGTTCCGACCGGGTTATGCACCTTAAATTGTCGATGTCGAAATTTCTCTTATTTCCATCAAGGAATATTATTGGGCAGCCTTCGGGGATTTTTCCCTTAGCTTCTTCATACACAACTCTCTGCTTTAATCTCCACTTGTTAGGCTCCGCAACCTTAACCTCTATGTATCCGTCTTTTGAAATTCTTTCACTTCCAACAGGTCTGTGGTTTGGTGGAACGTTGCCTTTTGCAAACATTGTGTGTTTTACTTTTTCATAGACTTCCTTTGGCATTTTCTTGCCCTTGTTGTGTGGTGTCTGCCCCTTTCTGAACTTGCCGGTTAATCCTGAATTTAATTTATTGTTTGCCTTGTATGATTTAATCGTTCTACTTGTTATGTTGGTATTGAACTTCTGATTAAACAGGTCTGCAAGCTCCTGGTTATATCTTCCCTTGTAATTATCCAGAATGAATTGCTTCATTTCATCCGTGTATTTCATTCCATACATTACTTACAGCTCTCCATTCATTTGTTTGTTATTCCAAGCAATGGGATTTCAACATCCTCACCGCTTCCGTATTCATCAAAGTGCTTTTTCGCCTGCAATGCCAGGTTTCCATTATCAATGATTGTCTTGGCAATCTTATTGACCGATTCACTTCTCTTGATTTCCTTATCAAGTTCTTCCATTGACAGCTCATCATCATTTATTCTTTCAATTGCTTCAAACAAATAGTTGTTCAAATCTGATAGTGTATTCTTCATTGGTTATTTACTCCTTTGCCTTCAAATTAATTTATTTAATCACTGTTCTTAAGTCTCTTCTTTCGCTGTCCATGTCTATTCCACATTCTTCTGCAATTATGCTTATCTGCTCTTCCCATGTGCTGTAATCCTCTGCAATGCATTCAGCCTTGTTGTCGAATCTCTCAAACATTTGCTTTATTCTTTTGTTACCAAAACCAAATTCATCATGCATTGTTACAGCCATTAGGATTTTTACATACAGTACTGTGTTGTACTTAACATTGTCACTGAATTTGTCTAAGTCTGCCTTTGATACCCTTAAAGGTAGGTCAATGGCATTTCTCATTTTCAGGTCTGCTTCCAAGGCATCCAATCCCTTTTCTCTTGCAAGCCTCAGAGCATATGCCATACCCTCACGTTTTGCTTGTTCCTCTTTTGACATTCTTGCCATCCTTATTTCCTCCATTGCCATAAGCCTTTGCTCTAAAAATCTTTAGTGCATTGTCTCTTGGTCTTCCGTCATTTATGAACTCTTCCTGTTCGTGTGTTAAAATGCAGCCAAATTCCTTACTTGTCTTTTTTCTCATTCATTTTCTCCAGCTTCGCCTTAAGCTCTGCTCTCTCTTCCTTGATTCTTGCCAATCTTACGTGATCATCCGCTGATAAGATTGAAACTGAAAATAAAATCTGCGATTCCATTCTGTCCAATTCCTCTAAGCGAATTTCTATGTCCTTAACTTTCATTTTGTTGTTTCCTCCTTAAAAAATATGAAATCCAATACTGTACTGGCCATTTCATCAAATAACTTTCCATTCTTTTCATTTGTGTATTTTTCATTCTTTTTCTGCTGTAACTCCATGACCATCATTTCACATATGGAATCTTCCGTTTCAGCAGTTATTTTCTGATTCTTGTATTTAAATATTATCTTTCCAATGTCTGTTATTGCGTTATATATGATTTTAAACTTATCCATTTTCTCACCTAAAAATCAAATGGTAACTGTCCATCTTCCGGGATGTCCACAAATCCATCTGAATCCTTGTTCCATCCATAGTCAATTGAAAAATCCCTTGTGTCTGATATTCTTTTTGAAACCTCATCATAATAAAGCTCCACACCCTTATCTCTTGTAAGCTTTCCCGTAAGTCGATTCTTGGATATTGACAGGTATCTTTCATCTTCTGCCAACTCCTTGTCACCCTTGTAGGTCATTACAACGTCAACCCTGTTTGTTATGTCCGCTGATCCTGATACTTCATCATTTTCATCCAAATTACCTGCTGAGTTTTTTCTTGGATGAACAATTAGCAAAACCACAATGTTATGTCTCTTTGCCAGCTTGCATAACTTGTTAACAAACATGCTCTGCGCTCTGTATAAGTCAGAATTAACATTAATTTCAATTGAGGTCATTAGATTGTCAATAAGCACCATGTCAATGCCATACTGCATTACTGCATCCTCCAATGTCTTTAACAGATTCTCCGGCTCTTCATCTTCAAGAACATTGTTGTCGTATATGTATGCCCTGCCCTTGTACCAGTCATTTATTTTTTCAATGTTTGATTCTGTAATGAATCTTGTTTGTTCTCCAAACTTGTTTGTTGTCTCAATTATGTTGCCCGGTCCTGCAATCTGAAAGTCTATCCAACGTTTAAAAAAGTAATCCTGCAATTCCCCTGAATAAGCAAATATTTTCTTGTTCTGGTTTAATGCTGATACACAAAATTGACTTGCAAGTGTTGATTTTCCTTTTCCACGTTTTCCTGTAAGCAAAACAACCTGCCCCTCATAAAAACCACCAATAATGTTGTCTATGGACTTTATTCCACTTTTTATCTTGTCCATTGAATAAATATCAACATTCTTAACATTAGACAAATCCTTTACTCTTCTTACAGGTAATGGCTTGGCATTTTCAACTGCTGCCTTTACAGCTTCCTTTCCATGTTTCTGTAATATCTCATTGGCATCCTTGCATTCTCTGTAATCTGCTTCCTGAACAGCATACACACTTCCGGGAAATCTTGTTTCCAGTTCATTTAGCAATGTCATTGAGCCTTTTTCAAAATCTCCAAAAACAATTAATTTTTCAAATTTTGAAAACCAGTTCCAACAATACGGCACCCAAGTAAAGCCTCTTGCTCCGTTTGGAACTGACACCGCATTTTCAATGCCTGCCTCTGCCACTGATAAACTGTCAATCTGTCCTTCAGTAATTACCAGTGTTTTATTTTCCATATTGCACTGTTCCATTCCAAAAAGAATGGGTTTACAATTTGCTTCAAACCATTCCTTGTTTTTGTCCCTTGACTTGTCAAAGTTTGTTTTTCTGTACTTTGTTGTTACCAGCATTCCATTTTCATCAAAAAAAGGAAATACCAGAATGTTGTCCTTTTCAGGAATGGTTGTCAGCTTATATTTTCTTGTTGTCTCTTCACTAATGCCTCTGCTTTGCATGTAAGCTACTGCCGGCTCTCTTGTCTTGATTTCCTTTTTTCTTGGCTTTACAAATCTTGAATAATCCCTGTTATAATATCTGTCATATTCTGTACCCAATGAAAAATCAAAATCCTTTGCAAGAGTAATCATGTTGCCGTGTGCTCCACAGCTTGAACGTTTACACTCAAACTGACCTGTTCTTGTGTTGATTGAAAATGTTTCCCTGTCCCTGTGTCTGCCACCCTTGCAGTACGGACAGTAGGCAAATATCATTTCTTCACCAAAGTTTCTTGCCATTGCCCCGACATGAGTTTTAAAGTTTTCTGCATCTTCTCTCTTAAATTCATAATACCTACTCATATCCAAGCTCCCTTAATTCCTGGTCGGTCAGCTCCCTCACCGGAGCTGTGCCGACGCCTTCTTTTTCATTCTTTTTTAATTCTTTATCATTCTTATCATTCTTGTTTGTGTTTTTTTGATGTTTTTTTGATGTCTTTCTGATGTTTTTTTGATGTTCATATTGCGGTTCTTTTACATTGCCTGTACCTTCCACAATTCCTTGATATTTCTCATAATTTATTAATTTTATGACGGTCTTTTTCGTGTCACTTTTTTGGCTTATCATCTCTACCATTTCTAATTCATTAAGAAATTTTGTGACTTTTGTTCTTGACCATCCCCATCGTTCTCCTAACATCCTTTTGCTGGTCACTACTGTGCCCGGTGTCACATTCAAAAATGTTGAATTAAACAAAAATTCATGGTCCTTGTGATTTGCCAGCATTATCATATCAACCCAAGCCTGTCCTCTTGCAAAGGGCTTGTCTTCCCAAAGATCATTTTCCATTATTTCTCTGTATACCTTAACCCAACCCTTGCTTTTCTTTTTCTCCATATGCTGCCAAATGCTCCTTTAATTCTCTAAATAAAATTTCCTTTATTATTTTTCCTGAATTTTGTGGTGTGCAGAAAATAGGAATCATGTTGTAGCGTGGCATCCACGCACACAATGATGCGATTAAAGCCTTTGAGTTCATTCTGCTTGAATAATCATGGCGCAAAATCTTGTCCATACTGCCATTTTCTATTAACAAATATACTTTTGCTCCATCCTTTACTGAACGTTCAAATTCTGCCTCAAATCTTTTTCTTTCCTTTCCCATACACATTGCCAATTCATCAATATCCATCTTTCGCTCAATTACAACTTTGTTTTCTAATGAATACTCTTTATTATTGGGCAGAGCACACTTGATTGAATAATCTCCATAATTTAGTTTTTGTCTTATTGCAGGACAGCCAAATTGGCTTATCCTGCGTTCTAATTTACTTGTTGGTTGCTCTCTTGTGTCATAAAGAATTGTTATGTTTTTGAGCGACTTTTCAATGTCAAAAATGTCCATGATTAAAAGTTAAACGGAATCTGTTCTCCGTCCACATTGTCAGGAATGTCCACAAAGTTGTTATCATTAGATGGTTTTGCATTTGGATTCTGGTCTAAATACTTAACTGCCGGCATTTCAAAATCTCCATCTTTTATTGTTTCCACAGTTTCCAATCTAACAGGTTTTGTAGAAAATCTATTGGATCCGTCGCTTGCAATATACTCTTCTTCTCCAAATACCATGCCAACCAATAATCCTAATAATTTTTCAGGATGTTCCCAGTCGAAATGATACCCATTGTTACTGTCCTCAAACTTTCCAATATTTGTTTTAAATCTTCTAAGCTTCCAGTCGTTTGCTTCTGCCTCTTCTCCAGGAACCATCATATAAAAGTTTCCTCTCCACTTTTTATCTTCTGATGTATTTTTTTCATAACCTTCCTTGTAAAAGTCTTTAAACTCGCCCTCACAAATGTCAAAGGCTAATACAAGCATGTCATTTCCACTTTTGCTCGTTTCTTCCTTTACGTTAATGATCTTACAGATGTAACCTCCTGCTGGTAACTTCTTTCCACCTGTGTATGTTTCTGCGCTGTCATAATTTCTTGGTTTTCTCATTGATTAATTCTCCTTCTCTGTGTTTTTATTGTTGTTATTAAGTTCCCAATAATCTCTTATTGTTTCATCTACCAATTTCAAATCGTTATCTATTTTCATATCAAACATTTCCATTGGACTTTTGCATGTATTAGATCCATCTGACTGCGTCACAAAGTAATGTTCAGAGCCTTCAACTGTTGTCATTAAAACAATTGAAAATAGTCCTTCAACTGTCAGTTGATTATCCAACATTTTCCCCAGTGTTTTTGCCTTAATTTGTCCACTGTCTGTTAGCTCTGTGTGATGCAGAAAATAAACAATACAATCATCTGGTGTTTGAGTAATTATAAAGCTGATTAAGTTTTTAAAATTAAGTGCCATATTGGTAAATTTGGTGTAGCCCGTCTCTTTAGCATGATCAAATGATTCAAAAGCCATAAGATACTGACTGTCGTCTATTACATATGTTTTCTTTTTAGGATTCTGTAACACCTTGTAAATAATGTTGTATGTAGCATTATTCACTATTGGAAGTTTTTTTCTAAATGGTAAGGGCTTTCCTGCTACATTGAAAATACTTACTTCTTTCTCATCAAAATTTCTCATCGATGTTGATTTTCCAGAACCACTTGCTCCTAAAACTAGTACTGGTATTCCCATAAATATTCCTCCTATTTAATCTGAATGTTTGAATTGTTGCTTAACAGAACTCCCTTAAATGTTTCTCCCTGCTTTAATGCTTTCTTAAGCTCAGCCTTGTTGATTGTAGGTTCAGAATATTTCAGGTAGTTTTCTGCCTTGTCATCAGACATGAATGCTTCTGGATCTAATATCTCAACTGATTCAGATTTTCTAAATGACAATGCACACTTGTCTGTAGTAAACTTTTCTCCCTGCAATACTGACGATAAATATCTTTTAATCGACTCAGCCTTATTCTTGGCAGCCTTTTCCCTTTCTGCAAATGCATTCTTTTCTGCCTTTAATGCTTCCGCATCTGCCATTAGATTCTTGTACCAACAGGCAAGATTTTCAATCTTTGTGTCTCTTTCAAGTGCAAGGTTGTTAAGAGCTTCTACGTCCAGAATCTCTCCTGTTTCTGTATCTATGCAATTTTCAATTTCTGCATTAATCTGATATAGGTTCATTTGTTTCTTCCTCCTGCTCCTCTAATTCTTTTGATTCTTCAATTTTTAATACTACTTCTATTTCATCGTCTTTATCCTTTTTTCTGTAATGTTCAACAACCTCTGCCATAAATTTTGTTGCTTCATCAGCAATTGAAAAAGCAAATTCTGTTTCACTCCAGTTCTTTTTGATTATTACCTTGTATTTATTCATCCTTATTTTCCTCCAACATTTCATCCGTGCAGTGCATCAATAATGTAACCAGTATCACCATTCCCAGAGCCACAAGTAACTGCCCTGCCTTGCTGTCTACCTCAATCCAGCCATTGACTAACATCACTGCTCCTGTTATTACTCCTATTACCACGTTCTTGAATCCGTTAAGTACTCTGTACTTTTCAGCGATAATGTGGTAATCTTTAAGTGGTTTGTTTTTGTATGAGCTTGAACGTATTGCAGTACATTCAGGCTCTTTTCTTTTAACTTCTTTCACTTCAAATCTGTTTGCTTCCATCTTTTGCTCCTTTACTTCGAAAACAGATCATTAAGCATTTTTATTTTTTCTGTTTCCATCTTCTCAAGTTCCTTTTCCATGTCCTCTTCATCCATATCTGCCAATGCGATTGTTTTTTGATATAGAATTTCGCCAAACTCTGGTCCAAGCTTATCAATCGTTTTTTTATGCACATTTCTAAGTATGCATGCTGTTTCTGAAAGTATGCTCGGAAGATTTCCTTTCAGCAGTAATCCTGTTTCTGTTACCTTAATCATCTTTTATCCTCCAATCTTTCTTACCATTTCGGTAGTCTTTTCATCCGTCCAACTATTTGGCTTAGTCAGATGCGGACACATAGTGTTATTAATGTTCATCTGTCTGCCCAAGGGACAGCTCTTACAACTTCCTGAATACTTAATGCAGGTCTGCCTTAAGTTTCTTAAGCTGTTAATTGCTCCCACCAATTCAATCACCCCTTTCTCTTTTGCGTAGATTATAATTATGGAAAGTATTCCCTAATCTCTTTAAAATTTCTTCTGCTTTTTCATTAGACACTATGCAATCATCATGAATGATTATTTGTGTTCTTCCGATATTAAATTCCTCTACTACCATCCCCTAACCTCCTTCTGTTCTTTTTAATACGATATGTTTATTTGAATTTGTCCTATTCCTACTTACATTTTGATGAAGTAATCCATTACAATTATTAATCACGTTCCAGCACAGCCCATATTTTATTTCTTTTTATCTTCCATTGTGGTTTCTCCTAAAACTGAAAATCTCTTGTATAAAATGTGTGATACCAAATTCTTAATGCCCGCTCGTTCTTGTACCATCTAATAAAAGGTTGGTAGTCTGCGTGTCCTCTTTTTTTTCTCTTAATGCTCCAGCCGTTACTGTGCTTTTTGAATTTTAATGTCATTGTATATCCTCCTATAATTTCCACAGCGCCTGCACAATCAAGGCATTGACTGTTAAGCCTTTCTTCTTTGCCAGCTCCTTTAACCTCTTGTGTAACTCCACTGGTATTCTTATTGTTGTCTGTATCATTCTGTACTCCTTTCGTTTTGGTATCATAATGATACGACTTTTACCGAGGTTTTCCTTGTGCTGTAGGCACGAGGTTTGTCAACAGTTTTATAAGATAAATTAACGAATCTGTTTGATAATATCTCTAATCATTGATGTTCCTGAATCCATATGAACATTTGCAGTTTTCACTGCTCCGTACCAGAAAGTCGCCACAACTGTTTCGTTGTCTTTGTTGTATTTCAAACTTTCCAATTCCTGAAAATCTCTTGTTTCCTGTAATACTGGTACTAATAAATCGCATATTTTCTGTTTATCTTCCATTTGTTTCTCCTCTTTTCTTTTTATTTTCTACTTTTTGTAGAATAGGAAGGTAAAAAAATATAGTCCTGTGGCATATTATATATTTTTGACATCATCTCCATTTCTGGAATACCTGGAATATTTTTTCCTTTCTCCCAATTAATTATTGTCTGTTTGCTAATTCCCATTTTTTTTGCAACTTCTTCCTGTGTAAATCCTGCATTAACTCTAGCTGCTGCCAAAGTAATTTGCAACTTCTTTTCCAACAACCTATTTTCTCCTTTCCTTTTTATGCGAGAACACCTATATAAGGGGAGTTATGATAGATGCTCCCGCTCTGTCCATTCCCCGTTTAGCCGTTAGGTAAGCTTGCCTCTGTACTTCAAATAAAATACGTATAACAATTTAGCTAAGCCAATACATATGAAGTACATTCCTAAAAATTTAATCATATTTACTTTTCCTTTTAGATATGATAACATTGGGTTAAGCAAGGGCTTTCGCCCCTGCCGGCTGACTAGAACAGCCTTTGAAGAATTATTAGGATAATTCCTACTATCAGGTCTATCAGAGCGTTTGCAATTCTATCTCTGATAGACTTTTTTGTTTCCTCTTCAATATTATCAAATATCTTCAAGGTTTTTCCTCCTTTCAAATGTTGCTTAACTACTTGGTACTCTTATATATTACTCTACTTTTTGTAAACTTTTTCTACTTTTTGTATTGCTTTTCTTATTTAAATGATATATTATTATTTCATAAGGAGGTGTTAGCAAATGAGTGAAGATATTTA